AGGGCGTGCAGTACACTTGGGACGAGTTCGATTTTAGACTAGGGGTTGAGTACAAGGGAACAGTCCCGGAACCGGCAGACGCTGGATTGTTCACAGCTCTTATAATGGCAGCCTTTGTAGCATTCTGCTACTTTAAAAACAAACAAGGAGAAAAATAACTATGGGATACGGATCAACATATCAATCGGGAAGAAAAAATAAGAAACCTACAATGTTAAAAAAAGGAAAAGCAAAAAAAAAATAAGTGCTAATGCCACCAGAAAAATACAGTCCAAAACAAAAAGCACTAGCTAAGATAGCAGTACCATTTGATAAAATAACAGCCGCTGATCTAGAAAAGATTAGAGGAAAATCTAACAAGAAGAATACGTAATGGCTAAGATTTGCAAAAAAGGAATCGCTTGGGCTCGTCGTACTTTTGACAAGTACCCTAGTGCCTATGCAAATATGGCGGCTAGTAAATACTGCAAGGACCCGAACTACGCAAAGGGCCCTAAACGCAAAAGCAAAAAATAATTATTATGGCCAAAGGAGTAAAACACTATTTTAGAGATGGATCAAAACACACTGGTGGTATGCACAAGATGCCCAACGGTAGTGTCCATTCCGGCAAAACACACACTAAATCGTCTAGGAAACTATATCACCTAAGCGACTTATCAAAAACAGCTAAGGCTAAAGCTAAGGCTTAATAATACTATGGATAATAAAAATAAAAAACTAAGCTACAAACACGGCGATAAATATGTTCCGGATTCTATGCCGGCTACTGGATATACTAAATTTATGTTCAAGAACGTTATACCCAAGGCGGAACGAATGATCGACGCAGCCAAAGACTTTAAAAGAAAATTGGTCAAGTAATGGGTGAGCTTGCAAACTGGAGAAAACAAAACTGGGTTCGCATCGGCATTGATGGGTCGATTAAAGGACCTTGCGGAACTTCAAAGAACAAGAAGAACCCGGATCGGTGCCTTCCAATGGCTAAAGCCAAGAGTCTTACAAAGTCCGAAAGGGCTTCAACAGCTAGAAAGAAAAAAGCTGGAGGAGCACAAGGCAAACAATTTGTATCCAACACACCCAAAGCAAAAGTAAGAAAAGCATAATGGCAGACAAAGACAAAATGAAATGCAACGTACCTCGCCGAGAAGTTCAAGGCGGTAAGAAGTTTGTTGTAAAAGCTTGCCAAGATGGCAAGGAAAAGATTGTTCGTTTCGGAGACGCGAATATGACAATCAAGAAAAATCGTCCAGCTCGTAAGAAAAGCTACTGTGCACGTAGTGCTGGTATCAAGGGCGGTAAGGGAAAACTTTCAGCTAACTATTGGTCAAGGAGAGCTTGGGACTGCTAGATGGCTAGGTATGATACGTACTCATCCGGTGACGATAGAATCATCGAGGACTTGGACAGTGGCTACATTGGGTTCAATAATCGACTACGCCCGGACCAGCTTGTTAAGGGTATCCTAGCGGATAGTCAGAATGGTAGACTTGCTGTAAATGGTGAGTGGCAGACTAGGAAAGGTATTAGCAACGTTCTAGCACCTTTAGTTACTGGTGCTAACGCAATGACGTTACCTTTTTATTTACTAGCAGATGACTCTAGTATTACGGTCACTCAAACTGGTAACAAATTAGTTATTACTGGCGTTTCAGTTGCTAACTTCACATCACTCAGCATCGTAGAATTATCGGGTATAACTGGAATTAATCCGGATCCAAACGGATTTAGAGTAGCTAAAAAAGACAGCAGTACTCAACTTACTATAGAGGACCAAAGTTACTCCGGAACCGCTGGGGGGACGGACAGTATAAAATTTAACTTCTTAGCTGATACTGTAGTAAATGAAGTGTACGGTTCTTGTAAGTTCTCTGACCCAAACTCTGTAGGTAATGATTTCATTATGTTAGCCGGTAATGAAAAAACTGTAGCTGTTAGTGTAGAGGACCCAAATATATCATTTGATATAACCTATCCTACTAGCCCGGCAACTTCGGTTTCTCAATCTTGCGAATTGCTACAAGCGTTCAACAAGTTATACCTTTTTCAAGACGGTATTGTTTCATTAGTTCTTAATAATTTCTTACCTCAAGTTTCTATAGACCCTAATTTTAATGTACAGAGTGACGGTAGTGAGAACTGGACAATACAAACGACTGTTCCTCACGGTTTATCAACAAGTGATAAAGTGCAAATTTCTGGAACATCTGGTTTTATTGATGGTGACGGAGCTGGTCCTTATTATATCAACGGAACCCAAACAGTTACGAGCACACCATCGTCTACTCAATTTGTTTTTCAAGCCTTGGATCAAGGTGGTGCCGATATAGGTACTCAACCAAATGGAATTATTGTTCTCCCTATGGCTTTTGAGTTTGTTGAGAGCGGATCTTTTACACAACCACAAGTAATATCAACAGCTGCGAAAGACAATGCTTTTATAAATGACGTTTTTACAGTTGTTAATGGTGCTGATGTTAGTGTAGGACAACGCATAACTTGTCTTGATAATTCAAACAATACCTCTGGGTTATTTGAAACAATTGGAAACGACCAAGTTAATTTTATTGTTGAACGAACAGAGAGAGCTAGATTTACAGTCAAGGAAGTATTTGAGTCCGCATCAGCAGTAGGAGGTGGAGTATCTTCTAGTCCCGGTATTGTAAGAAGCACTTCAACGCTTACTATTACTACTAATAGTGCCCACGGATTAAAAATTAACCAACCAATTGCAATAGCATCCTCTGGCGTAAGCCAATACAATGGAAACAATGTGGTAGCATCAGTACCTAGTTCTACATCCTTTACCGTAGAATTAGCATCAGCTTCTGGTGCAGATGATACTTCTGGGAATGCTACCGTAACTCCTCAAGCTGGCTTTTCATTTTTGGTACAAGAAGACCAAAAACAATCTATTAAAACACAAGCAGATGTAAGGGCTTCTGGGTGTTCATTTCAAAAAACAGTTTCTGATGGAACTGGATTCACCCATATGCCAGCACCATCTTACGCGACATATCACCAAAGAAGATTGGCGGTTCCATATAAACACAGAGTAGAAACCGCGGTTAGAACTTACACAGAAACGGACAGAAACTTTGATGAAATATTAATTTCAGATATACTAGACCACGACACTTACGATCAACTTTTTGCTACGCTTAGGTTCAATGCCGGAATGTCTGACTTTAATGTAGGTATGCACTCATTCTCGGATGACAAACTTATAGTATTTAACAGAAACAGTATACACCTAGTAATAGGTTCCGAGGATATAGCTACATCCAAAAGACAATTACTGACCGACGAAGTTGGTCTATTGGCAAGAAAATCTGTTGTACAAGTAGGTAATCAAATATTATTCCTATCCGACAATGGTGTTTACGGAGCTAACTTCATTGATTTATATAATCTTCGCGGAAATGAAATACCGCTATCGGAAGCAATACAAAGCACTATAGATAGGATAAACAAAGATTTAGCTAGTTTATCTACAGCCGTTTACTTTGATAATAGGTACTATATAGCAGTACCCTTAGATACTACCGCTGGACAAGGGGATGCAACAGCTAACAATGCTTTGTTAATATATAATTTTTTAAATAAAAGTTGGGAATCAATTGATAATATCAACGATGAAAATTTTGAATTCACTAACTTGTTAGTAACCGGAAAAGGAAACAAGAGAGGGGTTTACGTAACTAACACGGATGGAGGTATCCATAGACTTGAAACTGAATCAGACGGTATAGATAGAGTGATATCTTCTATAGGAGGAAGCACGACAGAAACTAGAGTACAAGGGTCAGCAACCACAAGAATGTTTACACTAAACTCTATTGATAGGAAAAAATGGAATAACTTCGAGCTTCAGTTGCAGTCCAGTTCTGACAACGTGTCCGATATGAACATATCTGGTATAACAGAAAATGTTGATTCCGAACCAGCCTTGGACTTGAAGACGGCTAGTTTTTATCTAGGTTCTGACATACCGGCGGACGAAGATGTTTCAATAAGGGGACGTATAGGAAACCGTAGAGCTTACGGATTTCAGATGGTTTTAACCAACACATTGGGTAGACCGAGTGTCCGAGCCGTCAAGGTGGCCGGAGCGGAGACATTCAGATCGACAAGTAGTGTACAATAGTAATAAATAGATTTATAATATATTATGGCAATTTTAAGTAAAGGGCACACTTTTGGAGCAACTGACCAAGTTACTTCCACGAGGTTAAACAATTTGGTTGACGCATCAGCTTTTGTTTC